CTTGGTCATGATAGAATTGCAGCACGCTGTGATAGAATAGCTAAAAAATTAGATGCTGGTGGTTCTATTATGCGTCGATGCACGACAATTCCAAAGCATCATATTGGAGCATTTGTCGGACATTTACCAACATCTCTTACACATTATTCAGAAGATAGATATCTCACTGTACGTGAATGTATGTCTATTATGGGTTTACCAGAAGATTTTGAATTGCTTAAGCCGAAGAGTAATCTTAATCATATTTGTCAAAATGTACCAGTTGGTACTGCTACACATATGGCATCTGAAATTATGGCAGTTGTTGAGGGCAAGCGCCCAATGGTTAATGCATATCTTCTACTTCAATCAAATCATAGACAAAGTCATGAAATATTAGATTATCAGCGGAATACTATTACTGATTTTATTTCTACGGTATAAATAATATAAAGGATTTATAGAATGAAAGAATTGGATGTGATTATACCATATAAATATGCTGAGGACAAAATCCTCGCCGATCTCCAGAAATATATTGATGCTACATATAGCGAGCATTATAAATCAGCTGACCAAGATATCCAATGCCTAGATGCATGGATTGCTATGGGTGATGCTACGCCTACATTTCGAAATACTGCTATGAAATATTTGTGGCGATATGGCCAGAAAAACGGAAACAACAAGAAAGATTTACTTAAAGCACTTCATTATATTATTTTTGCATTATATAATGATCATTATCGTAAAGGGAATACACAATGAATATTGAAATTTCAGTTGAAAAGCTAAGAGAACGTAAACTAATGGTTGCTACACCTATGTATGGTGGAGCATGTGCAGGACTTTTTGCAAAGTCTATAGCAGATTTAGCAGCTCTCTGTACACAGTATGGTATTTCTCTCCAAATGTATTTTCTTTTTAACGAGTCATTAGTAACTCGTGCCAGAAATTATTGCTGTGATGAATTTGTAAGATCTGAAGCTACTCATCTAATGTTTATTGATTCTGATATTGGTTTTAATCCACAGGATGTTATTGCTCTTCTTGCACTTGCTGATGATGATTCAGAATATGATGTAATTGGTGGTCCTTATCCTAAGAAGTGTATTTCATGGGAAAAGATTAAGCATGCAGTTGATAAGGGTGTGGCTGATAATGATCCAGGCATTCTTGAAAAGTTTGTTGGCGATTATGTTTTTAATCCAAAGAATGGACAAGGCAATATTCCACTTAATTCACCCGTAGAAGTTCTTGAAATTGGAACTGGGTTTATGATGATTCGTAAGAATACTCTTAAGAAGTTTGCAGAAGCCTTTCCGCATTATGCTTATAAGCCCGATCATGTACGTACCGAGCATTTTGATGGATCACGTAAGATTATGCAATTCTTTCAGGCTGAAATTGATCCTGTATCAGAACGTTATCTTTCAGAAGATTATTGGTTCTGTCAGAAAATTCAAGAACTAAATATGAAGACATGGTTTTGTCCTTGGATGCAGATGTCCCATGTAGGAACATATATCTTTGGTGGTTCGCTTGCTGATCTAGCATCTATTGGAGCACCAGCTACTGCTGCTCCTGAGATGCTTGGTAAAAATAAGAAGTAAAATAGGAATTATATTATGCAAAAGTTAAAGTTGAGTCAGCGTACTATTCAGATTTTGAAGAATTTTTCTTCAATTAATCCGTCAGTTCATATCAAGCCTGGCAAGTCTATTGCTACAATTTCTTCTTCTAAGTCTATTATGGCTAAGGCTTCTATTGAAGAAGAATTTGAATCTGAGTTTGCTATTTATGATATTTCACGATTTTTGTCAGCCTTGTCTTTATTCAAAGATCCAGAATTAGTAATTGATAGTGGTTTTGCCACTATCACTGAAGATAAAAAGAAAATGAATTATGTTTTTGCTGATCCTAAAACTATTATCTCACCGCCGGATAAGCGAATTGTAATGCCATCTGAAGATGTTAAGTTTAAACTTACTAATGATGTAATGTCAGATGTAAATAAGGTAGTATCAATTCTACGTTTGCCTGAAATCATGGTTCAGAGTGCCGGTAATAATATTACAATTGGTACTTCGGACTCTAAGAATTCAACCTCGGATAATTTTGCTGCCGAAGTTGGAGAAACTGATAAGAAGTTTAGATTTATCTTTAAGTCAGAGAATATTAAGATTATGCCCGGCGATTATGATGTTACTATTTCGGCAAAGGGTATTTCGCAGTTTGTTACTACAGATCTTACTTACTTTATTGCTGTTGAAAGCAATTCTACATTTGAGGCTTAACTATGAGTTTGATGAAATTTAAAGACCGTTTCATCATTGAAGATAATTCAATTAAAATGTTTAGAGGATATTATAGAGATAAGCCATGTTTTGAAACATGCATTGAGGGCAATGAAGAGTTAATTAAAAAGATTTACTCTTTGTTAGAAATGGTGTATAATTCAGGAGAGCATCAAGGTAGACTTTTTGTACGGAATAATATTAAAACTGCACTTGGTATAGATCTTTAAATTATGGAGTTATATTTTGGAAGATTCACTTTGGGTCGAAAAGTACCGACCTCGTATTGTAGAGGATGTTGTACTACCAGTAACTCTTAAGACTACATTTCAAGAGTTTGTTAACAATAAGTTGATACCCAATCTTATTCTATCAGGTCCACCTGGAGTTGGTAAAACTACAATTGCTAAAGCTATGTTAAATGAGCTTGAATGTGATTATATTGTCATTAACGGATCTATGAATGGCAATATCGATACTCTTCGTAATGAGATTATGAATTTTGCATCATCGGTTTCATTTCTTGGCGGTAGAAAATATGTAATTCTAGATGAAGCTGATTATCTAAATGCTAATAGTACACAGCCAGCTCTTCGTAATTTCATGGAAGAATTTTCAAGCAATTGTGGATTTATTCTTACATGTAACTTTAGAAATAGAATTATCGCTCCACTCCATTCACGATGTTCAGTAATTGATTTTATTATTGGTAAAACTGATCGACCTAAGATGGCAGCTCAGTTTATGCGACGTGCTATTGATATCTTGGAAAAAGAAAATATTGAAAGTGATAAGGCTGTAGTTGCTTCTGTAGTACAAAAGCATTTTCCAGACTGGCGTCGCGTATTAAATGAATTACAGCGTTATTCGTCTACTGGCAAGATCGATTCTGGTATTCTTACTGATATGCAGGAAGTATCAATCGCTGATCTTGTAGAAATGATGAAATCAAAAAATTATACTGGAATTAGAAAGTGGGTTGCTGAAAATATTGATCAAGATCAGAATGCAATTTATCGCAAACTATATGATCAATCGGCTCAGTTTCTTAAGCCTCAGACAGTTCCTATTTTAGTACTTACCATTGCAAAGTATTCTTATCAATCTGCATTTGCGGCAGATCCTGAAATTACTATGATGGCTTGTATTACTGAAATTATGATCAATACGGAGTTTCAGTGAATCCTTTTGATATAGTTTCTTCGGTATCTCATAATAAGAAGAGAATAATTGATAATGAAAATGAACATGAATATAGTTCATTTATTATCAACCGAGCTCTTTCATATTATCCAGATACTTTAATGTATGCTCAAGATATGAATATCAATCATCATATCTCTGGACTTCTTCAATATGACTATTATTTTAATTCACTTCGACCTAAGAAACGATTTTCTAAATGGCATAAGAAAGAAAAGACTGAAACTTTAATGGCTGTCATGAAGTATTATGGTTATAGTTATCGACGTGCTATTGAAACTATGAATACACTTACTAAAGATCAACTAGATCATATTAAGAATACTATGACTACTGGCATTGAATAAAGCTCAAAAAGTAGAGATTAGAGTGAAAATAAATATAACATGTAAAATGCCTGGAAGTATGTGCAGAATGTGATTTGCAAATGGTTCTTTGGCAGTTGACCTATAATAATAAAAAGGCTAACGTGTCATGGAAAATAAGAATATATTTTTAAATCATGGTATTGAGATTGATCT